CCGGGGCCGCGGGTCGGAGATCCGACAAGGAGGTGCGGGTTATCCGGTGGTAGTTCAATGGTGGGGAGTATAGTACCATATCTTGTGGTTCGTCAATGTTAACTGGCAACGCAGATCAGATCGAAGCCGGCCGAAACATCGGCATCCTTGCCGGTTGGGGCTCTGGTCCAGCGCCCAGCGTTGTGAGTGCTCTATATAGTTAATTCTATAAGGTTTGATGGGTCATCTGTTCCACCAATATGTTTTGGAATAATATGATGTTTATGTGTAATCATAATTATTTGCCGCCTGGTTTTCCGTTTGTTTCTTCCATCAACGTCTTTTCTACATCTTCAATCGTGGCACTGAGAGCCGCGTCGTAAGCCGTTAAAATCGCATACATTTTACCGTTTTGCGATTTGTACACTACCGATTTAACATTGTCCTCAATCGCCCTAACCAAAATGTCCACTACGCGCTGATGCCACTTATTAAAGTTATCAATGAATGCACTTGATATCGCGACTCGTCTTGCATCTGCAATGTAATCCGTCACCGTTTCATTGAGATTGTGACTTAGCAACGCGTGCATTTCAGCGTCCGATAGTTCATTGAAATCTGTGGACTTGACCAGATCTTTCAGGCTGTCTTGAAACGCCTCGAACTTAATGAGCAGGAATTTCTTAGCCGTTGCTGTCACATTCAATTGCGGAATAACGAGTTGCAGCCAGGTGTCTGCATGAGTAAACAGCGAATGATTTAGTAGCACAGTTCGGTTGATCTCACCTGATGCTAATTCCTGCCGCTCAAGATGGTCTTGTACCAGCAGGACGCACATTGGGCTGAAACCTGTGATTGCAGCCACTACAATCATTGCAATATTCTTAGTCAGAGTCATTGCCATCTACCATATTCTTCATACAACTTACGACGAGCTTCAGCGTGTTCTGGTCGGGCATGTTCAACGTCCTCCGGCGAGTGTGCTTCAAACGAACGGAACTCTCTCGGTTTCCATCCATTCTCCATCGCGGCTTCGACCTCCTTCAGGCCGACCTTGTCCTTCCAGACGATGTAGTTGCCCTTGTAGGCCTTCGTCGAGCCGACCTCGAACAGTCGTTGTAGGTTACCCTCCGACACGATGTCGATGGTCTTGCCGTCACGGCCGCCCCTTCCGTCTGAGAACGAAGGCATCGGCAGGGCGCCCGAGCATTTCTGGCAGTAGTTATCGACCTGATCGGAGAGGTCTAGCCGCTTCCACCATCCTGGTTCCACGGGCCACCCCCCAGGTCCATCGAAGAGATAGTCCTGTGCAGCCGCGATCTCGCAGAAGAAGGCCCCTTTGGGCGTGATAGAGGCCGACCACCGAGCCTGGAACGGACAGTTGTCGATAAGCAGAGCACGAAGGTCGGGGTCGTCGACCACCTCCTCAATAGCCACCAGTAGAGGCTGATGCTGACCAGTCTCCTGAGTATGGTCATTGAAGGCGATGCGCTCAGGAAGGAAGGTCTCCATGATGTCATCACGGTATTTGTCCCACTTGAAGCCGGCCGTCCAGAACTCGCGCTTCTCCTTTGGTATCATCTCCCGCACAAGGGACAGGACCACCCCGAATTGCGGATGCAGCGCTGGTTCTCCTCCCATGATGCCGACCCTGCCGGGAAACCCAGCGAGACTTGCAATCGCGGTGCGGATGTCTTTGAGCGACATGAAGTATGGCTTGCGGTGGTTACCAACGAAGCGGGTGCAATTTGCACAGTTAAGGTGGCAGGCATTGGTGATGTCGATCTGGATGACGGTGTTTTCACTGATCGGCCTCATCGCGCCCTATCCGCCATGGCGTTCTTCGCCTCGAGCAGTTCACGATACCGCTCCTGATGGGCCTCGGCCTTGGCGCCCTTGTAGTATTCGCCCTTGGTGTCTTCCATCATCACCTCGAGTTCCTTCAGTTCGGCGTCGATGTTGGTGCCGGCGGTCTGGGTGTCGGTGCCTGGGGCCACGGTAGCGGCTGGGTTGACCTTCAGGGCGGTCCTAATCAGCCAGCGCACGGCGTCGGGGTCGGAGCCAAGCTGCCGGCCATTGGGCATACGGGCCGCGAAGATGTCGTTCATGAAACCCTCAGGGGCATCATCGAGGGTCGCCTTGGCGGCCAGGAGGTGAGGCTTCAGTTCGGCGCCGTACTCCTCCCTCAGTTCCGACGTGGTCTCATCGCGATGGAGCAGATCCTGCTCGACCTGAACCGCCAGGGCCTGTTCCCTCATCTCAAGATCCAGTTCAAGGAATCCGTTGACGACATCGGGCGACAGGTTCCTGCCGTGCGCGAACTTGAAGTACTTATCGTAGACCGGCTTGTGGTCGTCGCCGATGGTCACGCCCTCGGGCAGGGTGTCGTGATAGGCCTGGGCCTCGAGCGGGATGTCGTGCTTGCCACGCCACGCCGCCTGCTCTTCGTCGGTGCCGTCAACCGGGAAGCCTTCAGGGTCGGCGCCCTGCTTCCATGACTTCTCGGCGTTCTGCCCCCACTTGGCTACCTCGTTGGGTGAGGCAAAGCGGTCAAGGCGCTTGCGGAACTCCGCATCGTCGCCGGCCATCTTATCTTTCCAGTCGTCGGGCCAGTCGCTCGGCGCCGTGGCCTGCACATCGTCGCCGCCGGCGTCTAATGTGGTTGTTGGTTCTGGTGCCTCTCCTGCATCTGCGTCACCGCCCTCTGCTGGGGCGTCTTCTGCTGGTGCCTCATCTGCCGGGGCCGCATCTTCAGCGGGTTGTCCAGTTTCTTCAGCCATCGTTCATCGTCCTTTCTTGGTTGCTGGGTTTAAGCGTGAAAGTAATGTCTGCTCGGATTCGGCAATCTTGGTGACGTTGCCGTTGATGATGTTGGCGATGCACCGGCCGACGTGGCGCCGGCCCTCGTTGAACTCAGTCCAGATGCCCCCCTCATCGAAGGACATGCCGTAGGTATTGCAGAGTTCATGGATGCATCTGATGGCCCGTTCCTGTTCGTTGGGGCCGCCTTCGCCCCGCGCCACCGCCTGTAGGGCGTAGGCATCCTGAAGGTCGTCGGGCAGAACCTTCGGCTTGTTCGCGTGCTTTGCCATACTTTCCCTATTGAGTTATGTTGTAAGCCATGAAACGACCCAGCTATAACGAGGCCATTCACTGGCTTGCCCGTAACGGCGAAGATCACCCGCACCAGGAGTTTGATTCCATCGTCATTCAGTACGACATCACCACAGAGTTGATGGCGGCTCTGTTTGATGTTGACCCTGAGAAGGTTGCTAAGGACGTTGTGGCTCTACGCCGGCGTCTTCATGACCCCTTCGATGACACTCCATCGCCTTGGAAGAACCCTGAACTAGGGTTCAGTCTTAGACGATAGGCGCCTCCAATTCTTTGGCCATTGTCCTCCTACTTTGGAATTGAGTAATACCTGCTACCGCGCTTCACGACCCTGAACCCCCGAGCCTCTTCACCGGCGACGGCCTTATCCCAGGACTCGTGCCCCCTGCCCTTAAGGAGAACATAGCTTTCCTCAGGAAGGCCATACTTCTTCCTTGCTTCTGGCGGGGCCGGCTTAACGCTTCCCATATGCCCAAAGTTTTTACCCTGAACCTGCGATGGCTTCATCGACGCCGCCATTGCACCAGACATGTCATAGCCGGTCCCTTCTGGATCAAAGGTTGAATCAGGGGCCTGTATAGAAGTGCGGAGCTTCCCAGTTCCATGTTTAGGACCCATTAGACTATTGGAACCTCCATCTCGGGAGCCGTAGGCTGGCCCTCGGATAATGCGGTCTGCGCCTCGCCGACCTGCTGGGCGACGGCGGCGCCGGTTGAGATCTGCTCGGCCAGTTGCGCGGCCGCAGCCTGCTCGTTCTGCTCTTCTTGCAGTTGATCCATCATCTCTTCCTCGACCATCCAGTCGGGCGGCGTGCCGATGCCGTGCAGGGCATCACGCATAGCCATACGCCAGTTGACCATCTTCAGGGCAAGCGGGTCGACGGCCTCCATCTCGACGGCCATGCCTTTGGCCTCGAGTAGCTGCTGACCCTTGATGCGATCCTGGGCATCCTTGATCGGGCTCTCGAACTTGAACTCGATGTCGGCGCCGCGCAGACCCTCGGGCATATCGTCCATGGGTCCGAAGGCGCCGCCCCTCATCAGGATGTCGAAGTTCTGCTCACACAGCGCGCCGTTATAGTCCTGCTCCATCGGCTCGAACAACGGCAAGGCGTTGCGGATGAACTCCTCGATGCGCTTCGACACTTCGTATGCCGTCATGTCTGGGCCGGCTGCCTCGGGCAGGCTGAGGCGGTTGGTGTAGCATGCCTCGGCGATCATCATCCTGGTGTCCTTCACCAGTTCCATGGCCTGAGGTAGATACTTCTCGCCGCCCATATGCAGAGGCCTGAGCACATCGCCCAGCCGCTCATCATAGACAGCGTCGACAGCAGTGAAGCCGCCGGGGTATGCCTCGATGCCGCCCTTGATTGCTTCGGCGACACCGACCAGAGGCGGATCGACTGCCTTCTCGCCGGCGGCCAGGAGGGTGTAAGTCATCGAGTTGATCAGCCGGCCGTCGGGCAGCGCCGCGACCATCGCAGGGCTGTATGCATACTGCGAACCCGACACGGTCTCCCACCGCGGGATGATGTAGTACTTGTTCCAGACGCCTATCTCTTCCAGGACGACCTGATGCAGGATGTCCATGTAGATCGAAACGTATGGCGTGTTCCATTGACCCTCATACTCGGCAGCGGCGATGATCATGTGCCGGCAATCGATCGGCTTGAACGGCTCGTCCTTGGCCAGCTTGTCCAGCTTCTCGTGCGGGACCTTCGGGAACATCTGCCGCAACTGCCGCGCCTCGGGCGCCCAGCGGCGGTGAATACGGTTGATCCTGCCATAGGCGTCCTCGCTCCACGCCATATCACGCAGATGCCAGCAACGGTGAAGCAGGATCTGACCCGTGTCAGGGGTCGTCGCCAGTTCGCTCGATATGGCGCACTGCCCGAAGGCGGCGAAGTCGTGATCCGCTTCCTTCGTGGCGCGCACGAACTGGGATTCGATGTCGTACATGGCCCTGCGCTGGACCTTCTCCGACATGTCGAGCCACTGCCGCTCGACCTCGGGTGTCTCCTCCCCAGGTTCCTGGCCTCGCTTGGCGGTATGAAACCACTCCTTGGCCGCCGGCCTCAGCATGGCGCCGAAGGCGTTGCCGAGATCTCTCCGCGCCAGCACGGGGTAGGACGTGTCCAGGTTGGTGGCGAAGGTTTCACCCAGGATCCGCTGGTAGGTGAAGTCGGCACGCTCGGGGTAGAAGTACTCAGCGATCTCCTGCCACAGGATGTGCAGGGTGTCCAATCGCTTGAACATCATGCCGTCCTGCTCGATCAGGGTTCGGTGACGTAACGCCATTGCCGGCGCTAGGGTTTGCTGACCTCGGCCGCCAGAGGTCATAACCTCTGCCATGCTCAATCACCCAGCTTGTCGGAGGCTGCGCCGAGGACGGTGGTCAGTCGGCCACCGCCTGTGGTGCGCCGCTTCTCATCGGTGATGGCCGCGGTATCGTCCCTATCCTTCTTAGGTTTGGTGCGAACCTTCTCGACCTTCTTGGCAGGTTTCGGGGCGGGGGCTGAGGGTGGTGAGGGTGCTAAGAATCCCATGGCTTATGCTCCTAACAAGTCTGTGTCATCGAAGATGGTGGACTTCCTGCTGCCGGTTGACCGTGCGCCGCGGCGCTCGGCTTCAAGCGTCAGGGCTTCCTTATCGGCAGTGGGCTCTGGTTCGGGCGGCTCTAATGTTCCCGGCGTCGGGGCGCTCGGTGGGTCGGGCGCAAACATGCTGCCGATGAGGCCGGTAGCCGCGCTTGTGGCGACGGTTCCCATTATGGCTTGGCCGATGGTCATCTGTGATATGGGGGTTGATGGCATGGCTATATCTCCTTTTCCATTAGAACGCCCGTCTGTTCGTAGCCAAACAACTCAAACAGCCGCACAGTTTTGTCTGTTTCGACACCAGACGAGACATCGAGGGCCAGCGAATACGCGCCTTTCATCTTTGCCCATGCCTCAAGTTGGTCGAGCAGCCCCTTACCGACATGCCGGCCTCTGTGCTCTGGCATGACGTAGAAGAAGTGCTCCCGGCAAGCCTTCTCGCCGGCATAGACAAGGTGTTCAGTGATGACCCCGCCGAGGAACCCGACCAGCGTATCGTCATCCCAGACGCCCAACAGGGTCATGTCGTCCTTGGCAATCAGCATCAGCGCCCTTCCCCTGGCAACGCGGCGGCTCCACGGCAGCGCCGTATACTGGCCTTCGTCGTACATCATCTGGAGAAGAGGCATCAGGTCATCAAGATCACCAACAGCCATTGGCCTATACTTCATCGCCTCTTCGTCCTCGCCATCTTGCGGGTCATCTCCCGCCTGCTCTTCGATGTCGTGACCTCGGGCTTGTTGCGGTAGGTGTTGCGGCCGCCTTGCAGCTTGCCTTGGTACAAACGCCTGTCGCCGGCAAACCATGCCATCACCACCGCATCGCCGTCATCGGTTGACCGCCCCAGCCTTTCACAGACCTTCTCCTTGGTCTCCAGTGCGATGCCATTGGGCTTCAGCGTGAACGTCGGCGCCGTGAGGTCGGCCAGCAATCGCTGGTCCCGCGGCAGGGCTATCGTTGAGCCGCCATCTTGGTTCGGATCCAAAGCCTCGCGGAAACCCC